GCAAAACCCCCAACCATCGGGTCAGGGGCTTGTGTCTTACTCCTCGGGGCTCTCAAGGCCCATAGGCTCCTTAATAGTAACGTATGTCCTACCACCTATCGAGTCCCAGGTATCACTCATCACTATGCCCCCCGCCTTAAGCAATGCCTCCTGTGCGATGTGGTAGTTCTCACACTTATATCCGGAGAAGCTGGCGGTTAAGGTATTGTCGGTTAGGCGTCCCCACATAGGACATACTTGGTTTACCAGGCCGAACCATACTTCTCTGCTTATGGTCTTAATAGTCATATGCGTATCTCCTGTGTGGGTTACTTCTTAGGCGTCTTCTTTTTAGACACTAAGGTTGGGTACAGGACTCCTGGGAATAGCTTGTCGTACTGGGTTAGTACGGCGTCTAGGGTCACGCCGTACTTAAGCGCCTGCTCTTCCATAAGCACTACTAGGGATGCTGAAGACTACTTCTTAAGGCTGTGTGCTCTCATTGCTGCCGCGTTGGCTGCGAGTGTCATGTGGTATCTCCCGTCTGGGTTAGGTGCTTGTGTGTGCCGCATACACTTTACGTACTACATGTACGTTATCCCCCTCATTGAGTTTATCCGCCTTACGTTGCGCTGGGCCTTTATGCTTGTAGACGGCTAGGGCGTCTACCCCCCGGTACGTATTAGATACGGACCACACGAAGACTCCGTATGAGGTACGGGCCTTCTCTGCCCGCTCTCTCTCCATCTCCTCGGCCTTGGTTGGCATCCAAGGCGCGCGTCTCCTATTACCCACGAGCGACCCGTCCAAGGTGGCCTATATCCCGTTGCTCGGGGGGCAACGCTGCCGAGAGAAGGTCCTTAAACCCGCGTACCGTAAACAGCTCCGTTACCAGGCACTCCTCTCCCGACAGGTTAAGAGCGCATGCGAGGGCTCCTACATTACGCTGGGCAAGGATGCCCTCGTAGAAGGACTTGGCAATCTGACGGGTCTGGGTTTGGCTGAGCATGTAGGGCCTCCGAGTTGGGTTAGTGTCTCACTACTTACATACCCCTTCTCGGCACTCCCCATACTTATCTTTAGCACTATCGTACAACTAAGTAAAGGCCCTACTATAAGTGGGGCCTCTCTTTAGTACATATTAAGGTGGTAGACTATAGATCCCGGATAATCCTTAGTAAGGTCCACGCTGCTACGCTTAGACCTCCTATAAGGCCTCCCCAACCAATCCCCAGTATGACGCCCTCTAGTATCGCCCCCATGTCTACCCCTCCCCTAGGTCTCATCATCGATTGTAGGGGCCTTTACGGCCTTTGTACCTGCCTTAGCGTCTATATACCTACGTAGGGCCGTCGTCGGTTCTTCGTAGTGCTCACCGCTCATCCGTATTAGAGCGCTGCCTATTAGCCAGGCCAACCCCGATGGGAGGTCGGTAATGGCTATGTGGTGGGTTGTATCGTCTTCGACTGTTACGCGGATCTTACCGTCTACGTGCTCAAGGCGTAGGTTCCCGTCTTCGTATCCTCTCATTCCGTCCCCCTACAACTAATACTCTCGTTAAGGATATAGCACACGACCTCGGTATTAAAGCAGCGTCGAACGGCCGTCCCATCGGCGGGGGCTGGCTCACACGTCATAGCGTAGGGTAAGACCTCCTGGGCCTCGCTCTCCCCACTACACCGGCTAAGACTACTACACAGGACTAGAGCGGCTAGGATTCTATACATAAAGGGGCCTCCTTAGAAGTAATATCGGGCTTCCATGCCCGACACTTGAGATTAGGCGTTAAGAATGCGCTTAGCGATCTCCTTGCGGACTTCCACGTCACCAATCTCCGAGGCCATCATGATCTCAAGCGCTAGGTCGATCTTAGACCTAGGCTTGCTAGTGGCGTGTCCTGGGGAGGTTGGGCCGGCCTCTCTTAGAGGGTCCGTCCTAGTGGCGGCTAGCTTGACGGCGGGGGCCTTCTTAGCGTTTATCGTCCGCAGGTGGTATCCGACTCCAAATGCATTGATAGGCCCCTTCTCGGGGTTACGCGAGTTCACGTAGCCCTTATCCTGCAATCGCTTGGCGATCTCTGCATTACTAAGGCCTTCCGCTTTCATCTTGACCATTACTGCTTTGGCTGCTGCTAGATTCATTGTCATATCAAACCCCAAGAGTGGTGTGTTAGGCAATCACTGCCCAGTTAACTTACATCACACTACTCGGACTTTGGAAGCAAAAACTTTAGGGGGTAGAATAAAAATAAGGAAGGCCCCCCGTAGGGAGCCTTTTATGTGGGGGGAATTGTGGGGGATATGGGGTTAGGCTGCGAGGGCGCGGGAACGTTCCATCTCCGCTTTCGTGCGGCGGATACGTTTGACGGGCGGGAGGTACTTATCGAGATAAGCCATAATGTCAGGCTCAATGCTGACGTCGTGACCCATGACGCTGTAGAGGGAGTCGATGCGGGAGGCCTCGTCGGCGCTCTCGACTTCAAAGGACTTACAGATGTCGGAGCTACCCATGGCGAAGACATTGACGATGTAAATCATTCTCATTTGAGTCCCCTTGCTTTGTTAGCGAGCTGCGTTATGTGCGCTGTTGCGAAGTGGGCTGCGTCCTTCAGGTCGAGTACCCAGCTAATTCTAAGTCCCTTGAGGTAGATCCCCCAGCCTAGGCGAGGCTTACCCAAGGGGTTTCGGATCGACCAGGCCGAAGTAGAGGGCTCCTGAAGGGCTATCAGTTCTACCTTCCCGTATATGGTACGGGCTACGTATCTCCGATTCTCGATTGACCAGGGTAAGGTAATCACGTTAATCATGAGCACTCTCCGATCTTAGCGCGACTGCTTAGCCGCGTAAATAAGCAGTACTTACCTATCATAGGGCGGCAATACCTACCCGGCACTTGATAGCCTCCCATTGGTAGCGGGCTGCGGCCTCGCTCATATGGGTCTTCAGGAGGGTTAGCACCCCATTACGGAAGACGAGAAGGCGGTAAACCTCCATCCCACACTGTTTACCCCTTACAATCTTAGCGTTCAGGACTTGCATACTTACCTCTTTACTTAGTATGAACTCACTACCTACATATAGTTTAACGGGACTATTTTAGAATACTTGAGGGTTTCGTATAAGTCTCGGAGAGGATTACCTTACCTTGCTCTGCTTTCCTTACCTTAAGGAGTGCGTTGGCGAGCTGCCGGTTAGTTTCATACACAGCGTCAAACATAAGTAGCAGACACTCCTCAGTCATTCCGGGATTCTCCTCAAGCATCTCAGTTGAGAGATCCAAGGGGACGCCAGCTTTGTGAATCGCACACTCCACGTTACTCAGTTTGTGAATGGTGGATAGGGGGTGTACCATTCACAAAAACCGAGGAGTGTCTGTCCATGTCGGCCCCATTTGAACCTGAGCAACTACCCATAAAAGACATCCAGTTCAGTAGGCGTCTCCTTAGTTGAGAAAGCGGGTACGTTCGTCGTTACGTCGCGTTACGAGGCCTGGGAGTACCCTACCGGCTGCCTTAGTCCAGAGGAGGAACTCATTAGCAGCGGCTTGGATCTCCCCCTTCTTAAGGAGCTTGAGTAGGGTAGACCTGCGGAGGGCTTCGAGGCCTAGGTTGAAGGCGAAGCTCACGAGGGCGTCAAACTGGCCTTGGGTAAGGACCGTCTTACCTACTGCCGAGAGCACTCCCTTCTCGAATACGGCTAGGTCCGCTGATAGGAGGGCGTCCGCTTTAGAGTCCGAGATAGCCAGACCCTCAACCACGTCGAGGCCTGTGTGGCCGTAGCCGATCGTCAGGACGCCGGCTGGGCAGCGATAGGCCTTAAGCCGGCAGCCCTCGAACTTGCGGATAAGGCGCAGGCCTAGGTTACTAACGTTCATTTACGGTTCCCCTTCCTTGGCCCGGTCTTGTTATATTCGCCGTTATGCCCGCCGTCCCTAAAGAAGCCGGCAGGGGCCGTCATGATCCGGCTCATCTGCTCTTTACCGCAGGCCTCGCAACGGTCGGGGGCTAAGTCCATATCGACGATCTTACGGAAGACGTCGAGCATAGCGGCGCAGCTCTGACACTGATAGGTGTACGTTGGCATTAGAGAAGGTCTCCATCTTGGATTGTGAATAGGCACTTTTGCTTATCGGTCGTTACGTATGTACCGTCTCTGAGTGCTACGAGGCCTACCCCCGTATACCAAGCCACGATCTCCCCAGTCCCGAGGCGGAATAGGATCTCGTCAACGCCGTCGCCGCTGGGGCCGCATGGGTCGATTACCTCGATAATCGCGTCCGCGCCGTTCTCCCCGTTCTCCCCGGCAGGGCCTTCAGGACCCATCGAGCCTTGAGGTCCCATCTCCCCCTGGCCTCCGTCCTCCCCTTTAGGTCCGGAAGCGCCTGAGGGGCCTTTACGCCCGTCCTGGCCGGGTTGGCCTGAACCCCCTACCGGGCCTTCGGTACCAGGCTCTCCGGTATCTCCCCGCTCACCATCGCCCCCAGGCCTTCCAGCCGGTCCCTGCTTCTCCCCGCCGCAGCCGGTCATAAGCAGGACCGTTACAAACAGTAGGAGGATGAGTAGTTCAAAGCCGGCCCTCTTAAGTACAATCTTGATAATGTCCATTACTTACGTGCCTCCTGAATCATGATAAAACGGACGCCATACTGATTAACGAGGGGGTAGCGACGGGCCGGACGTTCGACGTCCATGATATGCTCACTATGATGGTAGTAAAAGAGGTCAAGATGCTTGGAGACGTGAGCCCCCCACTCGAACTCCCAGCCTACATGCCGGACGCAGCATTGAGTAGCCGCCATATGGACGTGGTTATTCCAGTACAGGCCGTACTCCCCGTACTTAATCAGTTCGATATTGAATCGAACTGCTGTACCGTAGCGCCACGACTCCCCATCGGACGGGCCGTACTTAGACGAGCCCCGGTCGTTAATTGCTAGGTACTCATCTCGGTTGTTAGCGATCTTGTAATACTCTAGCGTGAGGAGGCTGGGCTCAAGCAGCCGGAGCCCTTCGCTAGGGGTATAGGCTGAAGCACGGTCCGCGATAAGCAATAGTATGACGAGGACCCAGGCCACTACGAACCCCCTAAATAGTTTGTCTAGCGCGGCATGCATCGATTCTTTACCCCCTTATTCTACTTATCGGACTACTTACGCAGAACTTAAAAATAAACCCCCGCCCAATTAAGGGCGGGGGATATTGGCTCTTAGGCCTCGTCATTCTTAGCTTCGGCGGAGTAGACGTGGGCGAGGACGTCATTGCCGCCCTTACACTGGCCTAGGTCGCGGAACTTAGAAGACGCTGGGAGCTTCTCAAGCTTGAAGACGAGGATACGGGAGGACTCTTTGTTAGCCCAGAGGAAGGCTTGACCGTCTGGAAGACCGCGCTGGCCAATATACTTAAAGCCGTCCTTCTGGGCTTCGGCGTTGGCCTGCTCTGCAATCGCGTTGCACTCAGGGATACCCTTACCGAAGGCGGCGGGGGACATAAGGGCGGCAATGACCAGGATAAACTTAAACATGCTTAGCTCCGATACTTAAACTGTTTCATAAAGTAGAGGGCGTGCTTAAGCCCCCAGGCATATTGAGGCGTATACAGTCTGTAACCGCAAGCGATGAGGTTGTTTGAGCTTGCGTGATTCCAGGCCGCCGTATACGTAATATTGCACTCTAGCTTGAGCCGCTTGGCTTCCCGATCCCTAGCGTCGATAAGGGCTTTCTGAAGTCCGAGGCCCCGGAACTCGGGGAGTACCCCGGCTCTCAGGAGGTAGCCGTAATTCTGAGACGCGAAGACTTGGAGGCCCGCGAAGCCTGCAATCTTACCGTCTACGTATGCCAGCCACCAGATGTGATTGGCGCTACCTGATAGCTTATCCCCCGCGTCTTCTTTGAATAGCTTATCGTCTAAGCGCCGAACAACTTCGATGTTAGTGGTCTTACGGACGTGCATATGGGTCTCCCGGTGCTTAGTATACTTATCGGCTTAAGTAGTTGTTACTTGACAATAGCGGAACTAGTCGATACCCCAAGCCTTCTTTACTTCCGCTAGGATCTTATCGTCCTGGTCCGTCTTAGTCCGCTTAGCGAGGGACTCAAGGCCTCGGACCACAAGCCCCTTAACGAGGCCTTCGGACAGGAGCTGCCAAAACATAGACGCGCCTACCCCTAGGAGGGTTTGACCGATCTTAAGTAGGACGGGGGACATGGGATACCTCAAAAGAAAGAAGTACCCCTACCCCAGGGGAGACAATTCCCAGGGTAGAGGTACTAAAGGCCCCTAAGGGCTTATGGAAAGGAGACTGTGCGGGCTTTGGCTTCGTAGGTCATCGGAGTCGGTGGCTGAACGTACCTACGCCTCTCTGTCTTAGTTCACGTCATAAACGAGAGTTTGCGTAGCGTCGAATCCGCATGACGCTCCGTCTGTAAACGCCGTTGCAAGGTCTTGGAGGCGATACAAGCGGATGATTCCAGAGGTCTCGACCTGCCACAGACCACAGGTTGTGAGCGTGCCGCCGTTGTTGCGCGTTCTGACGCCGCTTATGTAGCACTCAGTTGCCGGCCTAGCCCATGACGGCAGCGCTGTGTTCGACGAGAGACGTGTAGAGTTTGTTCCAGTAGTTGCGGTTGCCGATGGCACACGCAAAAGCACAATCTTTCCAATCCGCGTAATATTTATTGTGACGGAGCTGGTAGTCCCTGGGGAGCCTGTGCCGTTGAATGTAAACGATGAGGCGTGTGTGTCCTCGGCATAGAACGAAAGCACGTCTTGCTCGGCGGCATCGTCGAGTTTCAAGCCATCGTTGAACGTTTTAGCGCCGGCAAAGCTCTGCGCCGCAGTAGTGATTACACCGGAGACCGCTGCCGTAGCGGAGACAATCTTAGAGCCATCAATCGCAGCAGATGCGTTAACATCTGCGTTGATTATTTGAGCCCACACCGGATCGGTGCCGTCTGAACGAAGCACAGTCCCTGCGCTGCCGAGAGCAACTCGCTCATCCGCAGACGAGCTACGCCTAATCAAGTCCCCTCGGGTCGTGGTGACCGTAGTCGCCGCAGAGACCCACGATGTCGTGGCGGTGCCATCCGTTGTCAGGACTTTGTTCGCATGCGTTCCCTGTGACGGGAGCAGTGCATTCAGCGCCGCGTTAGCTGTCACTTGTCCAGTGCCGCCGTTGGCCACAGGGAGCGTGCCCGTGACACCCGTAGTGAGTGGAAGGCCCGTTAGGTTCGTCGCGACGCCGCTTGCCGGCGTGCCGAGAGCAGGGGCGGTCATCACTGGCGAGGTGAGCGTCTTATTAGTCAGCGTCTCGGCACGGTCCCTAGTCACGATGGTCCGCCACGTAGTGCTGTACTTCCTAACGACGTTATCGGTCGAGTTGTAATAGACGTCACCCGCCGCCGCCGCCGAGCCCTTGCCAGTGACAAAGGCGGCATCGTCAGCGTAGACGACGAAACCCGCCGCGTCCATTGGGAGCACGGTGGGGGCGGTAACCGTAGTACCTTCCGAGAATGCCAAGCTCTTAATACGTCCAACGGTCATAGGGTCTCCTTAAATGTCTTCAAAGTCAGTAACCGTAAGGGTTGTCTTGTCTGCGTTACGGTCGATACCGATAATCTTTAGGTCCGCCACACCTGAGCCCCCTAGGACTTGATCCGACTCTAGCTGCAAGTCTTGACCTAGTAGGCTGTCGATATGCTCCGTAGCCGTCGTAAGCTCGTAGGTAGCACGGCGCTTTGAGCGGACGTACAGTAGGGCATATATACGGTCAATTGCGTGCTCTAGAACGTGCTCAAGCTTAAGCGACTTAACGAGTCCATGTAGGTACCTACCGCGTCCGTCGTACTCTGTCTTAGTCGCAGGTTTGGCAGTGTCGAGAGCCTCCGTACCTATATTATGCATATTGGATACGGTAAGTTCGGTTATGATATCGTTATAATCGATATCAATACTGATTGAGTTCTTAAGGATGGTATTGTCGTCTACAGCGTTAGTGGAACTAGGGACCGCAAGTAGCTTGTACTCAACCGCTCCTGCGGCATTGAGGTAGACGTACCCGGCAGACGATGTGAGGATCGCTTCGGCGTAATTCCGGTAGCTTCCGTAGGTACTCTCCCCCTTAAACGGGATGGAGAACCATGTATTAACTGCGAGAGCCGCCTTAGTGGCTGCGAACGTCGTCGCGTCCACCGTTAGGCCCGCCACTTCCAGGATCGATTTTAGGACGTCGGCATGATTCATCGACGACGTAGCCACCGATACCCGGTAGTTAATCTGATGGATAGCCGGGTCTAAAGTCGTCAACGTTGCAGAGCTGTAGGTGCCCGTTCCCGTCTCAGTGTGGCCAGTGATACCGGCCTCAAAGTTATTTACAAACGTAATATCTAGGTACTTATTACCTCCCGCTAACGTCGTTAGTGAGTAGGTATAGTCCCGGATCGGTGCGGGTAGGAATGTCGTCTTACCGGACGTAATGACAAGCGCCGGATCGGGGAGCCAAGTAAGTACGCAGGCCGTCGTAAAGGCTGCCGTGTTACCGAACGTACCGATAACAATGCCGACCGTAGCGCCGTAGTCTAGAGGCAGACTAATCAAACGACCGTACCGCGTATTAGCCCCCTCTACTATACGTACAAGATCGCCGATCTGAATGTCGCGCGTTGGGTCCGCTGCATCCCAAACCGCTTGAGTGTACTCAATAATCGTAGAATTGCCGCCTGACGATACGTCTAGCTTAGCGCCGATGCTAAGTACCGGAGTACGGAGGCCTACCGCAGGTATACGACACAAGCCCCAGCGTCTATTAGACGACGTACCGGGGGATGCCGAGTAGTTAGTACAAACGGCCTGGTAGCAGTTAACCGGATTAAGGTCCTCGTAGCCGGCTCCCCAGGGGGAGTTACGATAGGTGTACGGAGAGTATTTAGCTAGGATTAGGGGTATCGGCTTACCCGCGTGGGCCGGGTCAAGCGCAGAGAAGCTGCCCGAGCTACGGTAGAAGTGCACCGTATCGCTCGTATCCCCCATCGTCGCAGGCTCATTGAGTTTAGCAAAGGAATCTGTGAAGGAGACCGTAGCCGTACCGCGAGAGAGGCGTATCCGGCTGACGTAGCCCGTATAAATCTTTTGCAGGTTCGACGTGTCATTGACGCCAAGCCATATCTCTACCGGCTTACGGTAGAAGGAGTCGTTAGTAGTGAGGAGGGCCTCAAACGTATGATCCCCGTTAATAATCTCAATAGAGCTGGCCTCAGTCGAGAAGACGCCGCTGATGAGGTTCTTAAAAGACTGGCGGACGGTCGGGTAACCAGCTAGCCGGGGCTGCCACTCGCGCACTTGGGTAGCGGAGTCGTCGGGATTCTGGCTAACTTCGCGAGTGCGGTGGCCAGTGTAGAATAGATAGTAGTCCGCGTAGAACGTGTCAGTGCCGACCGACGACTTGACTTGAAGGACTCCCGTTGCGTCATTGTAGTAGTACGTATCGTTAACGGTGGGCGTAGCCGTAACCGCCGTGAGGGTCAGGGGGGTCGTCTGAGTAGGGTAAAGCGTCGGGTTGTCGTACCGCACGAGCGAGGCTATAGGACCGGGCATAGACAACTCGTAGACAAAGCCTCCGAGGTAGGTCCATGTCGTACTTATACAGCGCCGGGGGGTTAGGCGAATCAGCATAAACCGCTCTGAAGCTCTAAGAGTCTTAGCCGTTGTACTGATAGCCATTGTTAATCCCTATAGCCGTAAAGCTGCATAGCTACCCCATTACGGGCTGCCGCTTGCGTGTTCTGAGAGAGAGGCCAATCTAAGCTGACACTTAAATAGACGTTAGTGGAGGGCGTGTAGTTATCGGCCTCGATTGTCACGTAGTAGACGAATTCTTTACTGATATTCTCACGAGCGAAGTCGAGCCTAAACCAGCCCCACCAGTAGGTGGACAGGCCTGCTATGGACGCCACGCTAGACCATGCCGACGTAGCATATAGCCGCGTACGAGCATTGTCAGTGTAGAGCTTAGCCCGTACCCGCTCCGAGCCTCCAAGCGCTCCATGCTTGAATAGGAGGATACGGAGGTAAGCGATCTCGGTAGCTGCCGTCGTGTCCAGGCCCCCGCAAGGGAGTTCTACCCCCATCGGAAGCGTAAAAACATTAGCTACGGATGGAAGTAGAATTGCCATGCTTACATTACCTCGCGGAATGCCATTCTTACGGAATAGATATCTGACTTAATATGAGTGAAGGAGGGCAGGCTAGAGAAGACGACGTAGCGCGTCAGCTCAGATGCCGTAGAGACGATCTCTGTAGGGTCAAGCGCCACAAAGAACGGCGTAGACTTACCGAGGTCGTACCCTATCTGCTCAAGCGCTCTACGGTCCGCAGCGTCCATGTATGCGACTTCGATATTCTCGAACTCCATATACTTGAGTCCGGTCTGGAAGTAGAGAGCCCCGCCTTCGGACTCGAAAGTCTGAGAGGAGTCCGTCTGCTTCTTACTAAACCCGCTGGCTACGTTTCGCCGCTCGATTGTCTCGTAGTCCCCTAGGTAGAGGACGCCGAACCGGAAGCCTTCCGGGCCTAGAGGATTCGTCCGGTCCACGATCTTGAGACGCCAGTAGCGGTAGGTCGTGTCAACCAAGTCATCTAGGAATTTATAGATCCCGTAGGTGTCCCGCGTCAGCGTTACCGTGAGGGCCGGAGTCGTCATGGTTGAGGTCGTATTGCCTAGCAGCGTCACGGTGGCCGTGGAGCTGATGGAGAAGATTTCGCCTAGGGGGCCTAGGAGACTGGCGAACGTTACGGCCTGGGCTACTCCGAGGTCCACGTCGATGTACTCGCTCGTATGGTTCCTCTGGACGTCTGCCGCTGCCGTGATTGCGTCTACGCTGCCGGTATACCCCAGGGTATCCCATACCGCCGTCGTCGTCTGGGAGAAGCGTAGGAGCTTCGTACCGCTAGAGCGTGCGATAGTAAACTTAAACGTGGTAGTGGAGTAGGTACAAGTCCAGAGGGTTGAGCTGGCGTTGAGCTGGGTCTGAATGTGGGAGGCCAGCGTAGCATACGTGTAGTTAGCGCTGGTGAGCGTAACGGTCTTAGTTGAGCCGTCGTCGATATAGAGCTTATTATTCGTGGCGTCGATAGTGAAGTTACCGGCCGTCTTGTGAATCCTGAAGCGCTGATCGTTCTGTAGGTTGGAAGCGGGGAAGGACGCGAGAGCAGAGGACGCTGTTAACGTCGCTCCGGTCCCGGCAGCCAGGTTGTTAGCGCAGAACCGTACCCGATGGTTGCGTGTCATGCGATGTTCAACCTCTGATTGTTACGGTTAAGTTCTAGAACGATCTCGCCAATGGTCCTGCCTTCGATATCGACGGTAGAGCGAACCACGCCAACGGGCTGTTGAAGCAGCTCAATGACTTTAGCCAGGAGGGCCGTAACTAGGGGGTCGCCCCCCTGCCCGCCAACCTTACCTTGGTTAATCGCGTCCGCCGCTGCCAGGAGCCGAGGCCCGGTAGTACGGTCAACCACAAGCTCCCCAGGAGAGAGGAGAGCGCTAACCGAGTCTCGGTTACCAATCCCCTCAACCATACCCCCCGTAGCCAGGCCAAGAGGGTTATTAGGGCTAGGGCGAGTCTTACCGGGGTAGCTATAACCAGTACTGCCGCTAGTGAACCCGCCTTCGCCGGTACCCAAGGCGTCGTTAATCTCTTCCTTCAACTTATTAATAAAGGCGGTAGCGCCGTTCACGATCTTATCGTAAAAGGCCGCGCCTGCATTCTCAATATTGTCGAGGGGAGCCCCAAAGATCTCCATAAACGTTCTAGCCGCTGCTCCCAGAATGTCAGGGAACTTATCCTTGAAGTAGGAGTTTATGTTACCCGTCAAGGCTCCGGCTGCGGAGTTACCGAGCTGAGTGAACAGCGTAGTAAAGAACCCGCCTAGCTGTTGGAACTGGTAGACGATACCCTCATAAGCTGCGGTACCGATGGCTAGTGCGAAGCCAACGTAGAGTTGGGGATTGGCAAAAGCTAGCGCGACTGCCGCCGTGATTCTCGGAGCCCCGTTGACGAGGGCTATGATAATCTCATCGGCCTTGTCTACGAGTACCTCGATAAATACGGGTACGGCCTCCACGAGGGCATCTATCAATTCTGGGAGGGCCTCTGCAAAAGCGGTTACCTGAGCCTTGACGTACTCCTTACCCATGGTAAGGGCTTCTACGAAGGGGCCTACAACCGCGCCTAGGCCGGGTAGGAATGCGTCCGCTGCTGCCGCTGCTGCTGCTCCAAGGAACTTACGAGCCCCTTCTTTACCGCCAAGTACGTTGGAGGCGAAGGATTTAGCCGTGCTAGCGCCGACTTCTGCAAGGCCTTTAGAGAACGAATCCTTAAAGCCTTGGAGGATGTCGAGATCCGTACCACCGAATGTATCCGAAGGGCCGGCAGGCTTAGCCGGTCCGAAGTCCCCAGCGTTACCCTTAACGGTTGAAGGACCGCGCCCGCCGTCCCCCCCGCCGCCCGGCGAGCTCGTCTTAAAGTCTAGCTCAATAGTGGCGGGGAGCTTATCGATCTTACTCGCGAGGTCCTCGAAGGAGTCCGCGAGATCGTCTATAAGCGTCTTAGCCGGCTTAAGGTCCTTTGAGATATTGTCGGCGAAGGCGATCTTAGTAGAGCGGTCCGCAAGCTTCTGCCTGATGGCTTCGATAGCCTCAAGCTGCTTCTTAGATTCCTCTACTTCCTCTGGCGCGAATATCTGCACGAGGGCGGAATTCTGCCCGACGATCCGCTTTAGGTTGTAATAGCCTTGGACAATCTGAAGGATGCCGTCAGCGATCTCGACAGACTTACTGGCTACGTCGTCAAAGGTCTCGGCAGTGTCCTTAGCGGAGTCGGTTAGGGCCGTGAATGGATCGACGCCGATAAGGAGAAGGAAGGCCTCTCCAAGGGCTCCGACCGAACGGATCATATTAGGAAGCTCTTTAAGGAACCCCTTGATAGGCTTATTAATTAGGTCTTTGAGACCGTCAGAGTTCTTACCGAGGAACGTGTTTAAGATCTTAAAGGCATCGCCCACGGTCTTCAGAGACTCGACAACGGTCGAGTTACGGACGACTAGGAAGCCGATCTCCTCGACTATGTCGCCAAAGCGTCCCTTGGCTGCGTCTAGAGCCCCGGCGAACGTATCAAGCTTGGCTGCCGCTGAGCCGCCGAACTGGTCCGCCAAGATCTTAGTAGCCGCACCGGCTGCAAGCTGCTCTTTAGTTAGGTCTTTGAGGGCGGGGTTGAGCTTACCCAGCTTACCGATGTTCCCGTTATATGCTGCGGAGAGGTTGTTAACCGCCGTTTGGAGGTCAACCCCGGTAGCTGCGGAGAGATCCGCCGCTGCCTTGACTACGTCCTTAGCTGCCTTGCTACTCAGGCCGAAGCTCTGAGCGAGGGAGAACATGGATAGCGCAACGTCGTCGCCTACACCCGTCGTGTCTTGAAGCGCGCTGGCGAAGTCTTGAACTGCGATATGTGCGTCTTTAGAATACTCCCCGGACAAGCGGAGGGAGTTGGCTGCGCCTGCGATGGCTGCATCGGCCTCGGCTGCCGCGCCGATGATCTTATCGAAGGCGATAGCGCCGGCTATCCCTACGAGGGCCCCCTTAAGGCTAAAGACGGAGTCTAGAGCCCCACCGATACCGCCCGCAAGGCCCTTGAATCCGTCCCGCAAGCGACCTACCGGGCTATCGACGTTCTCGACTGCCTTCTTTAGGTCCTTAGCGCTATCCGTAGCCCTATCGATCGATAGCTTAAACTTGGCATCCTGTAGCAGAAGGTCGATGACCACAGAATTATTTGCCATGCTTTGAGCCCTTCTTATTATTCATGTCTTCGACGGATTCGTAAATAGCGTACATAGCATCTAGCATCTCGGTATCGAGGTCCGATGCATTGATAACTACCCCAAGGTTTTTACACTTGAGGAAGTATTGATATGCCGTGAGGAAGGGGTAGGCCTCCGCAACGTCCTCAGGATCTAACCCCGTCTCAAGCGAGAATCCTGACGTCCAAAGGTTGGCAGCTACCCTTAGGATTTTTTTCTTTTAACGGCCTTCTGGTCCTTAGCGCCGAACTGGCCTAGGATCTCGGAGCCAATCTGCGAGAGGGGCTGAAGGAACTCGGGATGATTAAGGGCGTCCTCCCATGTCTCGATTGCTACGCCGTCTTTTGAGGCGTCGATCTTGGACACGAAGGGCTGCATATTCTCAATCAGGTTAGCCATAAGCAAAAGCTCAGAGCCGCTAGGGACCGTCCCATCGCTGCCGATGCCAAGCTTACCGAGTAGTCTCATGCTCTCAACCACGTTGGGCATCCGGTAATGGACGACTCCAAGTGAGAATTCTTTGATTTTCATATACGTCTCCTAAAGGTTTAAGGTGAGCACGGCGTGCTCATTCTCACCACTTAAGTTGGGTAGGTGACACCTTATAGTCTAGCTGACCAGCTCACAACTACGGCATGTGACGCCTAGGCCTGCGTCCAGGCTAACAAGGGCGCGCAGGTATACGGTCCCGCGCGGCTCCCTGAAACTACTTACTTACCGACTAAGGCGGCGGAGTACAGAGCCTGACCCGTCGTAACCGTATTAACCAACCTAATGAAACGATACCCCTTATCTGCACTCTCAAACCACGTACTGCCTGTAGTTGAGATTGCCGTTGCGCTCCCCTCATTCGTCCAGTTCAATATGTCGTTAGACTTCTGAAGCTGTAGGGAGTGGGATAGTACCCCTGCCGTGGAGGTAAGGGTATGGACGCCCGTACCTTCAGCCGTAAGGTTAATCTTGGTACCTGCGTCCGCGTTACTAAGACTTGAGGCTAAAGCAATCGAGGACACTCCAAGCTTGATAACCCAGTAATCCGTGGTTACCGCAAGCCCGGTAGGGAGCGCGCCCGTTGTAGACGCCTGGACTTTGAGGCCTGTGTACATGCCGTGTGTGGGGATGCTAACAGTATCCAAGGTCAAATCGATCTCGGAGGTTACGCCGCCCGCTAGAGGCGCTACCGTCGCCGCTGACTGAGCATTCCCCGCCGTTCCCGAGATAGCGACGGTAGCCAGCGCAACGGATGCGGCGGAGGCGTCATAAGCAGCTTTAACTTGAGTAGCCGTAGAGACGGTGGACTCAATAGATACCGAGATAGCATTGCCGACAACGGAGACGACTTCAGCCCCTGCCGTCCCGCCCACGATAAGTGCGAGGGTAATTGAGTTACCCTCCGAGCCAGGGGATACAGCTGAAAAAGTAAGGTCGCCAACTACAAGGGATGCCGATGCTGCCGAGTCAAATGTCTTAGCAGTAGGGGAGGCTTCCACTACAACTTGAAGGGCGTAAACCGAGGAATTCCCAAGGTCCATAACCGTCGAAGCCGTAGCCGACATTGGCCGTTTATTAAGAACCGAATCGTGTATAAAACCCATGGGACCGGCTCCTTATTAAACGAGGTTGATATGGACGTCTTTTTGCGAGGTAGAGACAAAGCCCTTGAACTCGCACTCAACAATAACGAGGCCGTCCTGGTCCGCGATAACGTTCGACGTAACCTTGGCGTTTGGCATGTAGCAGTTCACGCACTTACCGGCTACCCAGTTACCGTTGCTCTTAGGCCCATGGTTGAACATGACCGACTGAGTCGTGTTATTAAGCAAGTTGTCGAGCTGCTCAACGTCGTGCTCTTTAAAGACCAGCGTGCAGCTAAGCGTAACTTCCCGCTCAAGTACGACCGACTCAGAGACGCCCGTCTCTGCCGTGAGGTCCTCAACGTCCGTCTTAGGCGTCGATACGCTCATGCTGACATTCGAGGCTTGGCGGTTGTCAGTACGATCGTAGGAGCCGATAAGCAGCTCGTTATACCGAACGATCGTCGCGCCGTTGTCGTCAAAGGTTGGGGTATAGGAAGGGCTGTAGGTCTGCGCCGTGGTGCTCGTGTAGGTCAAGGATCCGGAGAGGTCCGTTGCAGCGTAGCCGAGGGTTACGGCGGCGCTTGTCGCGAGGTTAGGGCCTGTTGCGAAGTCAAGCCCCAGCGTGCCGGCTGCCTTCGAGATCGTAAACTTACCGTTCGTACCGTAGGAGCACGAGATCGTCGCGCCCGAGATAGCGCTCATCTTAGTGGCGATTTCGCGAGCGAGGTCCTTAGGGCTCTTGTACGTCTTCTCAGTCAGCGTTGCCAGGAGAGCGGACGCGCCGATATCGAAGTCGATGCTTTTATTAGACGCCGAGATCGTGATTGGATTCATGTAGTAGCCGATACCTTCGATATCGAAAGTAATCTGGGCTAGGTCGTTCGCTGGGAACTCAATCTGCATACCCGTGGTACGGCAGCCAGTCATCGCCTGATGGAGGGCGCTTGAGCTGCTAGCCTGGTACAAGTGGGCCGTGTAGGTAGGATGTCCCGTTGCGACGGGTACGAAGTGAATCGCCTTACCGAGGCCAACCGTCGTACCAGGAGCGGCAGACAGGTTGAAGTTAAGGCTAAGATCGTTCGTCGATACGGCCTGAACGTTACGGATGGAGTAGCCGTTAGTGCCGTCCTTAATCAGAACCGCCTTACCGACTGGGGCATCGGCTCCGGTGCCCGAGTCACCTTTGATAAGGGCGCGAACTGCCGAGGTACCCGCCGTCGAACTGGCTGCCGTGAAGTGTTCGGTACCATGGGTAGCGACACTACCGATTGCCGACTCCATAAGCACAGACCAGTCTGGGGCCTGGCCTTCGACGCCACTATGCTTGAAGTACTTAGGGATGCTAGCGGATGGGGACTCACGGCTAACGAAGCCTTCCGAGGCTCCAATGTCATTGACGAGTTCGTCCGAGTCTACCGTCTCAACGCCCGACTGGAAGGAGAAGCCGTCCCGTAGAACAGTGAATTGGGTAGCTGCACTAATGGCGATGTAAGTGCCTTCAGTAGTCTCTTTACGGATCGCGAATACCGCGCTACGGGTTTGCTTGGCCACAGGGTAACTCCTATTAAGTTAATTCTTCTCTTATCGACGCGATAAAGCTAACCGTGAGGTAAACCCACCGTTCCCTGTCGCCTTCACCGAAGGCTACTTCGCTCGTAGATACATAAGTTAGATTCTCTAGGGCGGCGGCTACGTTTAGTAGGTCTCCGCGCTCTAGTTCCCTTTGGAGTAGGGAGGCGTCATCCTTCAGGAGCTTGATGACGGTATGCACTGAGTCCGGGTTGTTCTCAGTAGCGACCCACTCCCTAGTGAGGACTAGGCCTAGGGAATGCTGGTCCACGACGGAGTTGAACTCCGCAGGTCCCGAGCCGCTTAGCCCCACCGTAAGTCCCCAGCCGTTCCTTAGGATACCCTTGGGGTTATCCTCAGGGGAGTAGGGGTTGGGTAGCTCCTTCTTAGTCGTGAAGCCGGTAATCAGCGGTACCTTAGTCCGAAGTGCGTCTAGCACCGTACTGAAGTTACTCATCTGTAAAGCCTCGTGACTCGGATCGTCGAGACGTCCGCAACGTCAGCCCGACCGTTAGCGTTGTCGTCGCCTGCGAAATGCCGCTTATCCATGCGTGCATCGTATTCCTTGCGGGCGGCAGCCATGCTATCGGCATACCCCTGTCCAAGGCCCCTGAAGACGATCTCTGCCGTCTTAGAGACACAAGCCAGAGCGAGCTGGTCAGATTCGAGGACCGCCGATGCACCGGCAGGACTCCACAGGCGCTTGAGGTCCTGCGAGATGATCTTAGATGCCGCTACCCGTTGAGCCTCCCACGTCGTCTTACCCGTCTCGAAGGCTTCGAGGACGTTCGCGCGAAGGAGGTCGGGGTACTCGTCTCCAACCCTTGCGTCAGAGCATAGTACGTCTCCCGCCCAGGCTAGGGAGGCCGTAACGTTGGCGCTAAAGGAGATTTCAAGCCAGAAGTAGTCTTGATACGTCGTCGTGCCGAAGCCGGTTATCTTATTATTACCGCCGACTGTCGTATCGTCGCGAGTCCAGGGGAAGCGCTTATCCGTCTCCCAGGCGAGCTGACCGGACACGGCTAAGGGGGCTCCGGCAGAGGCCGTTCCGTCCTGTACGTTGACCGCGCTACGCCAAGCCGAGCCGTCCCAATACCGCACGGCAACCGAGGCTGCAGAGGCGTTGGCCGTACTGACCTTAAGGAACTTACGGGTAATGGGGTATTTACTGCCCACGTACAGTACGTCTTCGCCGGCCACGAGGGTTAGCGCGACGTTACTGGCGTGATAGTCTTCAAGGGCAAGGGACTTATCCGACAATACGGAGTTATCACTAAGGATAAACTTATTGAACATGGATAAGTCCCTTCTGATTAGGCGATCGTAGCGAGGATAACCCCGCCAATGATAGTAAAGACGAAGCTGAACCCGCCGATAACTACCCGCTTAAGCCAGGCGATATCGGTGTGATTAGTAATCGTTTGCGAGTGATAGCGTTGAACGTCTTTACGGAGGGCGAGGATTTCAGTATAGATTGTAGTAAGATCCATAACCAACCTCAGGCGTGGAAAAAACGAAGGGGGCCGAAGCCCCCCACGTCTTTAGGTTGGTATTAGCTACCCGAGGCGTTGGCCGTAACGTTGCGCTTACCGCTATCCAAGATCTTCGCGCCGTAGAGGCAGCTCAAGCTGTACTCGTTCGCGAGCTTGCTGAGGTTACGGTCTTGCTCCCACTTTGGCTCAACTTGACGCGCGAAGGCGCAAGCCGAACGATGGTAGTACAAGGCAACGTCCGCTGCACAGACCGTGGACTTGATAACGCTGAAGCCGTAGACGCGGCCGATCTCACCGTTCATGAGGCCTTCACGAGCGCCATACTGCGAGGCGTCATAAAAGGCTTGGAGTGCCAGAAGCTCCGACTCTTGCTCGGGGTTGATGAGCATGAAACGGTCGTCTTCCGGGACGTCTTGGTTATCGAGGAGACGGCGTGCGTTGAGAATCTTGGCGAGGGTCAGAGTGCCGCTAGAGCCGAACTGGTCGATGATATGGTCGGGACTGGACGCCGAAGCGCCTGCAACCAGGACGTCGTAAACGTACGAGTCCATCTTCTTAGCCATACCCGAACCGGCGCGCTCAAGGATGTCGCTTTCAATGTCCAGAACGCTCTGCACTTCGGCCTTGTCTTCGAGACGGACATAGGTTTGGAAATGCTGGTCAAGGGTCAGAGTGTCAACCGCGTAGGTGAGAGCGATCGACTCGGAAGCCGTGTTCTCAGCCTTGGCGACTGGGGTAAGGTCGCCTGCGCGTGGGAAGGCGACCGACTTGGCCCCTTTACCTGCGCGGCCAGACTCGTCCATGACCGTGAACATGATCTTAGCTTTGGCGATAAGCTGCTTCTGGACCATCGCGGCGACAATTGCTTGGCCGCTTGCGCTGGTCTCGGTAACGCCCATATCAACATCTGCCATTTAAGTATCCTCTTATTTCTTTTGTGTGCGGACGTATTCGGCCCGCAGTTCCATCGAAGACATTTCCGATAGAGATTTCTTAGGTGGAGGTTGAAAGCCTCCGGCTGCCTCGTGGGGGAGTTTAGAAGTCTGCTTAGAAGCGACTAGCTCAGGGAAGGACTCCCGGAACCTATTGGCCGTGAGCTTGACCGAATCCATGTCCACCGACCCGTCGTCGTTAACTTGAATCATGCCAAGGTCCGCGAACTTGAGGTAATCATCCTTGCGGACGCCCCCAAGCTCAGCCTTAAGTGCTTCCTTCTTACGGGATTCAACTTGTGCCGTGGTAACCGTTTTAAGGTTGTCGGCTAGCTTAGTCCGTTCGGCCTTCTCGGTTTCGTACAGTTTCTTAAATTCAGATTGCTCAGCTAGCCGAGTCTGCTCAGCTTCCGTCTGCTGCGACTTGAACGCGTCAAGCTGGGCTTGAAGCTCTCTAGTTCTAGCTTGGTCCGCCTTACGCTGGTCTAGCGCCTTCTGATAAGTCTCATACGCTACCGTTTCTACCTTAGCTTCTGCGCTACCAGCGCCCTCGTGTCCATCTCCGCTACCAGCGTTGATGCCCATTCGTTCCCCTTTTGCGAGGCTACAAGCCTCATAGTTGATCTTTAATAAGCTTCTCTAGAAGCTTACTTATCTGAGTCTTCTCAGCCCTACCTAAGTTTACCCAGGGGCGGGCTTCGTTAGTGTAGGTAGCTTTGAGTATGGCCTTCTGCCCTTGCACGTAGACCTCTAGCTTCCCGCCCTTGACTCGGTAGCGGAGGCTATCAAGCATCTCGCCAGTTCGGGTTAGGTTACTGGTGTTAGGAGTCGTGTCGGGATGGAGGTCCCTGTCGCGTTTACGTTGTGCGATGTAGCCCGGCGTAAGGGGTTTGAGGTTCCCCTTATTACCGTCCTCACGCTTAACGCCCTTACCTTCGCCTCGGACTCGATCCATGAGAAGCTGTACGACGAATTCGCCGATCTCCTCAAGTATTTTCTTGTCCGTTATCCGCTTCAGGACCGATTGGAGCTGGGCGTTGAATGTTGCCATCGGCCTGCTCCTCGGCTACTAGCTCGGCTACGTAGTCCGTCGTTTGTTCGTCCGTAAGGTGGGGGTACATCTCCCGTACCGCTTGGCGGCGGGTCATGAGTCCTGCCTGACGCTTAATCTGAATTGTGTCGGCGCGCTCTCTATCGCTAACAACCGGCTTCTGGTCTCCGAAGCGGATGGAGATGTCGAAGGCATCGCTAAACTTAGCCCCGCCCCCCTCAATCTGCTTAGTGTCAACCCAGTGATTATGGATGACGCTAACAAGGTTCCAGAGGTCTCGCTCTGCGTCCGCAAAGCGGCCCGCTTGAATCTGACGGTCTTGGGTAGCATCTGCCTCGTCAATGATCCGGGCAACGCCTGACGCTGCGTCTCCCACGGCCTGGGAGCCCATGTCGCCGGCCTTGATGTTACGAGACTCTAGCCAGATGGAGAGCGTAGCCTTGATAAGCGTAATGACCTGGTCGATATCGACTGAGGGCTTGATAGCGTCGATACGGCCTTGCTTACCTTCCTCGCTACTCTTGAGTTCCCAAACCGTGTCTGGCGCGATAGCCATATCGGCGGGTACGTCAAGGTCAGTAGCTACGAAGATCGAATGCGACTGGAACTGGACCGCGTAGTTGAGGTCAGCTAGCAGCTTTGGAATAAGAATCGTATTCTCAAGCGTGTCCGTATCCGGCACAGGGATAAGCCTGAAGTCCGAACGGTTGATATAGACGAAAGGGATACGGCCGAGGGGGTTGACGCCGTCTAGGCTGCGGCTCTGCATCCGGTCTTCGCGGTACTGGCCTTCTGAATCGACGATGATAATTTCGTCATCGCTGTAGAAGTAGTAGAGTTGGACTTCACGTACTTCGTCGGTCAGAATCTTACGCCCGTCACGGTCAGTGAAGGGGACGCTGCGGTCCTTCCCCATAAACTTGATAAAGACGGTAGGGCGAAGCGGGTTAATCGGATCGTCAG